ACAAAGATGTTGCAGATTCAAGTAAGGATATTAAATGAGTGTATTGGCCACGTTAATTAAACCGAAAATATTGTTTGATGTAGATAGTAAAACTCATATTATTAGGTATCGTAATTTTCTTAGAGATCATAAGTGGGGTATCAATGGGTGTCCATTCGTTTTGGAATTCCCTTACTTGACTATTCCAGACATGATCAAAGATAGAATGATACATAAACTATTAAAGGTGAAGAGATGAAAGTAGTAATCAGTCGTTGTTATGGTGGGTTTAGTTTGAGCGATAAAGCATTTGTAAAATTGCTTGAGCGTAAGGGTGTTGCATTTGACAAAGTAGATGGAGAAAGTTCCTTGCTTGGTGCTTCATATTATAAAGCAGGACATGCTGGTGATGACGATCACTACATAAGTGAGTACCATTATTATGAAGATCGTTCAGACCCAGACTTGATCGCAGTGGTTGAGGAGATGGGTAAAGAAGCCAATGGTTGGGCTGCAGAATTAGCAGTTCTTGAAATCCCTGACGATGTTGAATATGAAGTTGAAGAGTACGATGGTGCTGAGTGGGTTGCCGAAGTACACAGAACATGGAGATAATATGCGTAAAGAACTAGATGAAGCATTGTGTGCCAGATACCCCTTGATCTTTAGAGATCGTAGTGAACCAATGACTCACACAGCCATGTGTTGGGGATTTGATTGCGGTGATGGTTGGTATAATATCATTGATGTTCTTTGCGGTAAATTGTGTAGTGAATATTATTCAGCCAAGAGTCGCTATGATTTCGTCAAAGATAAAGTTGGTGAGAAGATGTGGGGTGGTTCTGGGGATATTATCACACAAGGTGAGATTGACCTGCGCAAACAACTCATGGAAGAAGAAGCGTCAAAGGTTCCAGTTGCTTCTCAAATCAAAGAGAAGTTTGGTGGACTTCGTTTCTATGTTCAGTCTGCAACTGACAAACACTACGACTATATTAGTTTCGCAGAGTCAATGAGTTATCGTACCTGCGAAGAGTGCGGTGCTCCAGGGAAACGATATACTGATGCCTGGCATCGTACTCTATGTGACATCCATGCAGAAATGGATGGTCGTGAACAAGAAGCTGAAGATGATGGAGATGAATGATGTTTTATAGTAAAGAATCTATTGCAGAAGACTTTGATTTACTAAAATCAAATTTGGAAATGATGAAGTTAGTTCTTGTTGAACCCATGCCTTCTTGGAAAGAAGATAAAGAAGGTAGCAAATGGACAGACGAATATCGCATTCGTGATGGTCATACTAAACTTGCTGATGGTTCATGGGTAACTATTCATAAAGCAAGTGACTGGTTGGCTGTACTTCAGAAACGCACTGAAGATTTGTACGATCAACATCAGAAAACTTCTAACAAGTTAAATCTTGTTTTGAGACAGAAGTATGAAATGGAATTTGGTTTGCGTCATGCGCAGAAATCTTTAAACAAAGCATTGGAAATAAAAGGTGATAATGATGAGTAATGAATATATAAATTTTCTAAAACAAGAACGTGATGTTCTCTTGAGCAGGTTCAACCCAAATACTGAGGGCACTGGTCATTACAATACTGCAGTTAGTATTTTAAATTCACGTATCGAAGAATTAGAGCAACCCGAAGAATCAGATAAGGTATGGGTTCTTGTTGAAACCATTGGCACATACCGCATGCGCTACATGGTTGAAGCACCTGCTGCGCACCCAGAGTATGCACTAGATACAGTTACCCTGGAAGAAGCAAAAGAGTTTTCTCAGAAATGGATTGGCGAAACAATTATATCTGATAGGGTTGTTACTCTTGAAGAAGCACTTGCTCTTTCTGATGTAGATAATGACTACTGCTCTGGTTGGTCAGACGAACTGAAAATGAAAAACTTCTTTACAAAAGAAGGCGAAATTAAGGATTATTAATGTTTATATTCGATGTGGAAACACTTGGAGTTGAATCTAACGCTGTGGTTTTATCTGCAGCGTTAATTCATTTTGACGTAGAGAAGCGTCCAACATACCAAGACCTACTTGACAACGCATGCTTTGTTAAGATAAATGCAAAAGATCAGGTCAAGCGACTTGGTCGCTCAGTTGATCTTGGAACACTTGAGTGGTGGAACAACCAGCATGAATACGTAAAGAGTGTTTCCTTCGATGAGAACTCAATAGATATTCTAGCAGAAGAAGCAATCACTCGCCTACATAATTACATGAACAAATTCAAAAACCCTTCCCAACAAACTATGTGGGCGAGAGGTTCTCTTGATCAAATGGTAATTGATAGCCTGGCAAAAAAACTTGACATGCATCCTATTACAGACTATAATATGTGGAGGGATGTGAGAACAGCAGTTGATATTCTTTATGGTACTTCCAATGGATATGTTGAAGTCGAGCATCCTTTATTCAATCGTGCCGCAGTTATCAAGCACCATCCAGTGCATGACTGCGCTCTTGACGCTATGCAATTAATGTACGGAAAACAAATCTAATGCAAATTTATACAAACGTATTTCCTTTGGGCGACCGCATGTGTGTCCGAGGTTACGATAATGGAAAACAGTTTAGTCGCAAAATAGATTTCTACCCAACCCTTTATGTTCAATCTAAAAAAGATGATAGTCCTTGGAGTACTTTGGATGGGCTAGTGGTCGACGAGATTAAACCTGGAAGCATAAAAGAGACTCGAGAGTTTGTAAAGAGGTATGAAGATGTTCAGGGATTTGACATCTGGGGAAATACGAATTATGTTTGCCAATACATCAGTGACACTTATGAGAGTGACATTCGTTTTGATATGGAACACATCAAAGTGTTTACCATTGATATTGAAACTAAGACTGAGAATGGTTTCCCTGATATCAAACTTGCCAATGAAGAGGTTCTTCTTATCACACTGAAGGACTTTCAAACCAAACGAATCATTACGTTTGGTGTTGGTGCATTCGTTCATAATCGTGATGATGTAATCTATATTAATTGTAAAGATGAACAACAGCTTCTCAAAGAATTCATGGCATTCTGGCAGAACAATTACCCTGATGTAATTACTGGTTGGAATACTTGCTTCTTTGATCTTCCTTATCTTATCCGTCGTATTGATCGTGAACTTGGTGAGAACATCAGCAAGAAACTTTCGCCATGGGGTTATATTAATGAGCGCAAGACTTTCATCAAAGGTAATGAAGAGATTCACTACGACATCCATGGTATCTCCCAACTAGACTATCTTGATCTGTACAAGAAGTTTACGTACCAGAAACAAGAATCGTATCGTTTGGATTACATTGCTGGTGAAGAACTGGGTGACGCAAAGAAAGAAAATCCTGGAGATGACTTCAAAGATTTCTATACAAACCACTGGCAACAGTTCGTTGAGTATAACATCCATGACGTAGAATTGGTTGACAAACTTGAAGACAAGATGCGTCTTATTGAATTGTGTTTGACCATGGCGTACAATGCCAAGATCAACTACGAAGATGTATTCTCTCAGGTACGTATGTGGGATGCTATCATCTACAATCACCTGCGTAAAAAGATGATTGCCATTCCAGCAAAGAGTGGTTCAGGTAAAGACGCACAGTTTGAGGGTGCATATGTTAAAGATCCTATTGTTGGTTTGCATAAGTGGGTTGCTTCTTTTGACTTGAACAGTTTGTATCCTCACTTGATCATGCAGTATAATATCAGTCCTGAGACTTTGACTCAGGATAAGATTCCTTGCACAGTTGATAAGTTACTCATCAAAGGTGTTGACACATCTCATGGTCACCATAGGAATCTTGCAGTCACTGCCAATGGTTGGTGTTATCGTAAAGACATCAAAGGGTTCATGCCTGAGTTGATGGAGAAGATGTATACTGACCGAAGTAAATTCAAGAAACAGATGTTGAAGATTCAGCAACAGTATGAGCATGACAAAAAGAATAACGATCTCCGAAAAGAAATCTCCAGACTAAACAATCTGCAGATGGCCATGAAGATTGCTTTGAACTCAGCTTATGGTGCTATGGGTAATCAGTACTTCCGATACTTCGATCTGCGTATGGCTGAGGGTATTACAACTTCAGGTCAGCTATCGATTCGTTGGATGGCCAATAAGTTAAATGCCTTCATGAACAAAACATTGAAGACTGAAGACAAAGACTTTGTAATTGCAATCGATACGGATTCAATCTATCTTTCTCTTGAGGACTTGGTTGAGCGTACCTGTGAAGGTAAAGATACCGATCAAAAGATTAAATACATGGACAAGATCTGTGAAGATATCTTTCAGCCATTCATTGATAAAGGATATCAGGAACTTGCGGATTACATGAATGCATTCTCTCAGAAGATGCAGATGAAGCGAGAGGTTCTTGCGGACAAAGGTATCTGGACTGCCAAGAAACGATACATATTGAATGTGCATAATTCTGAAGGTGTTCAATACGCAAAGCCCAAGATCAAGGTCATGGGTCTTGAGATGGTTAAGTCTTCAACGCCAGCTGTCATTCGTGAGAAGTTGAGGGATTCTATCAATGTTATTCTTGAGGGTGATCAAAGTAAACTACACAGTTATATCATTAACTTTCGTGAAGAGTTTAACAAGTTGCCCATCGAAGAGATTGCTTTTCCTCGTGGCGTGAATGGTATGCGACAATATGCAGGTAGTCCAATCTACACAAAAGGCACACCGATTCACGTCCGAGGTTCTTTATTGTTTAATCACTACGTCAAACGCATGGGTCTTGAGAAGAAGGTTCAAGCAATTCGTGATGGTGATAAGATTCGTTTCATATATGTTCAGAAGCCGAATCCCTTCAATGAAGATG